TTTTGATAACTTTCAGATAACTCCATGTCAGTCGTAGCCAAATCAGTATTACAAAACCAAGGAACATTCAAAGCAACAGATGTGGCTTCATTTGCGTGCAAAAAAGCATGAGGTCCGCTCATCAACGTATTTATCAAATTTTTGTTGTAAAATCCATTGGTGGGAAAAGAAGGCATAGGTGGTAAAACACCCACTAACACACAACCAGCATGGGTTATAGTGCCAGCCATAGATACGTTAAGAACCATGTCCGGCCTACCATAAGCAGCCATTTTAAACATATTCAGAACCGAAGGATTACTTCGTGCTATATCACCTGGTAAAAATTTTACACTGTTTGCCAAAAATGAATATCTTGTGGCGGTATTTGGAAATACAACTTCATCAACGTAAAACGGTCTCTCAATAAAAGATCGGGCATCAACTCTATAAGAATCAGGTATATCAACTTTCATATAAAGATCGTTGTACGGAGTTGAGATTTCCTGTATTTCTCGCGTGGTTATAGAAGCAACTTCTGTAGACATGTTCTGTGAATTTAAATCAAAGTCATTACTAGAGATTTTCTTAAAATCATAATCAATATTTTGTAATGTTGTTGCGTATGAAAGTTTTCAGCACGATTACGCAAAATCATGCATAGCACAAGTTTTGAAACAACAAAATCACGGCTAGAGCGATCGTGCTACTGCTCTATTTCATAACCGTATAATTTTGTTGTGGCTGTGGGTTGCCATCCTGATCAACAAGGTTTTATTTACATAGTTGACTCTATGGTTTATTTAGTAGGTTTTCTCCTACGCCTTTTATAGTAGCGTTCTACTGATTTGAATTGCCATTTTTCAAACCCTGGATCAAATCGTAACCAGAGTCTGCATCAAGTATCTTTAGAACTTGAGGTTCTGTAAAAAAAGCCTCAAATGGATAATACTTGATGAATAAATCTGTCAAACGTCTGTACAAAAGTGGCGAATGTAAATATGCTTCAACTTGCATCGCACGCATTTTTCCATTCATTGCCGTTTGTAAATCATCTGTATCTACATTAATCCATTGGATGGTATTCAATATAGTATCCAGAGACAAACAACCGACATACCTCTTAAGGACAGGGTGTTTTCGAAAATGCCTTTTAACATAAGTCAATTTTTCAAAAGGTTGTGAAGGTTCCGTTATTGGTGATTTGTCACCATTAGTGCAATCCATGCCTAAAGATTCAGCCACTTCCTTAATCGTAAACAAATTAAAGAAGTCACCCATCTCGCCATCTGCACCAACAATTTTATCATCACCAGTAACAAAATCCACTACACTATGTACATCTTCAACTGTTGCGTGTGGCTTATTCCTGTAAATAACCAATGCCGTTAAACACTTGTTAATCAAACAGTTAATAAGCAAAGTCAACCAACAGCCTGATGGAAGGCCATGTGTGGTCCACCAAAGTTCATCATTAATAAGAACAAACGAGCTGGCTATAGTAGCGGCCAACCATTCTATCATATAAGGATAATCTCCAGTGTAAAATTCACCCATAGTTTCAATTATAACAGTCATTACTAACTCCATTACGCTACCATCCCACTTACCGAAATCTGCATCAGCAGTAGTTCGGCACTTGAGCAATTTCTTAGCCAGTTCATCTGCATCCTTGTAAGGGTTAAAACCAACTGAAATACCTGTTTTCATTCGCGTGTCTTTAAAATGTTTCAATAATCTTCCAAAAATCTTTTTACACCAAAAGGTGTGACCCAGAGGCATAACCCTTATAGTTCTAGGTGTATCAACCTTATTAGATTTTCTCAACTCGTCTTTAAAAGCACTACGAGATGCAAACAGTCGGTAGTCATAAGTTTTGTTAATAGCATCCATTCTAACCTTTTCCTTTAATTCATACATAAGTGGTTTAATTTCTTTCTTTACAAAATCGAAGTAATCATGTTTAGTACCCGGGGCTCCTATTCCATTACTAGAATGTGAAGCTATAGGTGGTAAATCAGGAGAGCCAAACGCTACTTCCTCATCGGGTACATCAGTGAATTTAACCATAATGCTACGTAAATACTTCCTCATAAACTCCAATTCATCATTTGAGATGACTCCTTGATGTTTAAAAGCTTTCATCTCCATAGCCTTCATGGTCTTTGCCGGTGTACCATTGGCTCGAAAATTAGGAGGGGCTTTAAAATCAATTTTTTCTTTAGGCACAGTCGTGTATAATAAAGGATTTTCCAATCTCTCTGATTGCTCTACATCAGTTATTAGGTTTTTCAAATCATCACAAAAATCTACATGAAGTGGAGTTTTAACAAATGAAGTGTCACTTATAGCTCTAACTTGATCAATTTCTCCTTCGTACTTAATTCTAACTCCTGAAACATTAGGGATTATTTTTGAATCAAGATCAAAATCAGAATGATCAGTATCCTTCATTACATGAACCAAATCTTCAAATACTTGTTTCGGAGGGCGCACACAGAAACCTACATTAGAACTACCAGCCACATGAAATCCAAGGACTCCATGACCTGGCGTTACTAATATAGTTCCGCACCCACCAGCGGCGGAAAAAGGGGTAAAAAAGCCAGAATCAGGCTTATGCTCCCATTTTCCAAGACTGGTGGAATAAGACACAGTCTCGTTATTCTTTTTGACATGTACATTGTAATCCAAACGTATATAACCTGTGGAATTCATTAAATACAAATTTTTAAAGTCGTAAACATCTGTTCTGTACAAGTCAAATATCTTCGTTAACCTATATGGAGGTGGTCCGGGGTTAGTTATTTCATACACAGCTAAATCAGAAGCAAAATAAGACTTAACTAGCTTCAATCTAAGATTTTCTCTTTCGACATGCTTGTTCTTATAATGTTCCCAACTTCTATATATATTGACCAACCTATTTTCCACATTCATGTGGGCAGGAATAAGAATACGTCTTCCAGAAACCACACATTGTGTATTCTCCTCAGGCATACCACTCATTTCTCGCAATACTAAAGTTCTACAACTAGACTGCAATTCTGATATGCGTTGATTGTAATCACGGGCGCTATCGTTTCCGTCAACTTGAGGGTAAAAAGACTTTATCTCAATATCCAACAACTTAACTTTTTCCAGACAGTAAGTACTCAAATCTAAATTATCTTGAACAAATTCTGGTGTTGACAAAACATCTTGTTTACTTCCTAGGGCATAACCTAAGAAAGCAACTATTGTCAAACCAAATATGCCACCAAATAAATAAGATAAATTTAAGTTCTTACATCCTTGGAAAAATTTAGGTACTTCTTCTTCAACAAACAATTTCACCATATCCATGTAAGATTTCACATGCGATCCAATCACATGCATCAAATACCCAATATACTCATCAATAATTGCTACAACATCTATAACTGAATCCATGGAAATACAAAAATAATATCTTAAAGAACGTAGAATGTTAAAAGATTGAGATTGAAACAACTGTGCTTCACCACTACGCACTGAATTTATGATCATATCAAGTTGCTGATTAGAAACATTCAAAACAGATTCTACACGTTTCTCACACAACTGAATATGATTATAAACCCTGAACATCCAAGTTAATGAAGCCAAAGTTCTATCCTCTATCGTAGAAAATCGCGAAGTGTCAAAAACAGTTTCCAATTCCTTAGAATCTTTCAAAGAATGTTGGTTTATAAAACCTTGCTCCCAACGATGGGATCCTATATGATCAAACTTGTGGTAACTAAAAATTTGAGTAAAATCAGGTGTGTTACCTCTAGTAACTTTGATCAGATGAACTCTTCTAAAAAGAGCTTCAGGTTCTGATATACAATCGCTAGATGTAAAACCAATTAAATCACTAAAATGATTAGTTGTACAAACTATAATCTTAGAATTAAAAAACTTGGTATTTTTCTTGGACGCAGTAGCACAAGGCAAAGGATATTTCAC